AGTAGTTTTTGGTTTTGGGTATTGTATTTTTATGTTTTGCATTAGCATCACCTGTACCCATAGTCGTAGTTATATTCTGCATCAAGCATTTGCCAATGTGACTCATAAGCATGATCCCAATTTAAAAATTCACCTGTTTCAACATCACAATCAGCAAGGGCTTTGGCCCAATGATCTAGGCTAGGTTCATGATTAAGAGGTAGTTCTTCCTGAAAATAATCCTCTGTCATTGGATGACTCCAATTAATAGTTAAAGGGAATATCCTTGTAGCATAGATAAAATACTCTATCAATAATTAATTTTGTTTAGGTAAATAAAAATAATACTAGACAGGTGTTTTTTTGCGTGGTATTAGACTATTTGTCGATTGGCAATAACAATATTATTATAATAACAATCAGGTAATACTATGAATAATAGAATAAAAGAATTTATATCTACTGAATATATACCAGTAGGTATATCTAATAGATATGATTGTCCTATATGTAATGGAACTAATACTTTATCAGTAACTAACTTTGGTAATGAGATTAAGTATTATTGTTTTCATTCAGATTGCAGTAGAGGTGGAGTAATCAAAGAAGGATTGAGTGACAATTCTTTTGAAACTACTAGTAATGCTGTAAAAGATAAACCTAGTTTTGATATCCTAACTTATAAAAACAATTTCAGTTTAGAGTTAAGCTGTAGACCAGAATGTGTAGATTATTTAGAAAAGAATAATTGTTGGGAAGCATGGTGTAAAAATAGGGCAGATATAAGATATGATTTTAAACAAAACAGAATTGTATTTATAATAAATGAAGGCAGTAAAATAGTGGATGCTGTAGGTAGAGCACTTGGAGACAAACTACCAAAGTGGTACAGGTATGGTAACTCTAATATGCCTTTCATTTGTGGTAATCATTCTACAGCAGTCTTAGTTGAAGATGCCGCATCAGCTACGGCTGTATCAAGTTTTGCAACAGGGGTTGCAATGCTTGGAACTAATCTATCTGAAAAAGCTGTTGATAAGTTATCGGCATACAGAAAGGTTCTGGTTTGTTTAGATGAGGATGCTAGTGATAAGGCTATCCACATTGCTCAAAGACTACATTGGGCAGTAGAAAAAGTTGAGATTAGAATATTAACTCGTGATTTAAAACGCTTAACAACTAATGAAGCTAAAGAGGTATTAAAATTAGATGATTGATAAATCAGTAATAGTTGCGTGTTTAAAAAAAGACAATTACAATCGTGTATCAAGTTTAATTAAAAAGGAGTACTTTCCAAAAGAAGTAGGAACAGTCATTGATGTAATTAATAAATTACATAAAAAATATGAGAACGACATATCTCTTGAGGACGTTATGCTATCTCACAGAGATTCATTTCCTGCAATGCCAGAGGCCACAAGGCTGAGAGTAGAACGTGACATAAACTCTTTGTTTAATGTAAAAGTACAGGATGAGTTGGTAGCTGACATACTGCACAATTTTTGGAAAAGAACTACAGCTAAACAAATAGGAGAACAGGCACTTGATATTTTTCTTGGTAAATCAGTTGACACAAGCCCCTTGTTATCCTCTGTTGAGGACTTAAAAACTAATGAGGTAAAGTTATCAAACACTTACACAGTTCTAAATGAAGATATTGAGACTAGTCTAGATGAATTTGAACGTGAGCCTGAGTTTAAGTTTCCATCGCAAATAAGAGATTATGTAACAGGAATTGACAGACAAAACCTTGGAGTTATATTTGCTAGACCAGAAGTAGGTAAGACATCATTTGCCGCATGGTTGTGTGGATGGTACGTAAAGAATAATCTAAAGGTGGCCTATTGGGGGAATGAAGAACCAGTTCGTAAAACTCGCATGAGAGTTGCCAAATCTATTCTTGAATTATCTAGACAAGAAATATTATTAGATAAAAATGGGTTTATAGAAAAGTATAAATCAGAAGTATTACCATACGCTACATTCATGGACTGTGTTGGTACAAGTATACAAGAAATTGAGGACTACTGCTTTCGCAATGAAGTTGATGTAGTATTTGTAGATCAGTTAGATAAAGTTAGAATAGATGGTGAGTTCTCTCGTGGTGATGAGAGACTAAAAGAATTGTATGCTCGTAGCCGTGAGTTAGCTAAAAGAAACCAAGTTGCTGTATGGGCAGTATCACAAGCATCTTATGAAGCACATGGTCGTGAAGTAATTGATTATTCTATGCTAGATGGCAGTAAAACAGGAAAGGCAGGAGAGGCTGATATAATTATAGGAATAGGTGTATCAGAGCATGAGGACTTTAGGACGTTGAAGTTTTCTAAAAATAAGATTAATGGCTATCATGGTTCTTTAGTTTTAAGACGAGACGGAGATAGGGATATATTCTTATGATTGTAACAGTTGTTGATATAGAAACAACCTTTGATAAAAACAGAAATGTAGTATCTTCACCTTTTTTTGGTGATGAGCTTGTCTACATAGGGTGGTTTAGTTTTGATACAGACTCTTCTGAAACAGAAAGATTAGGTGTATTTTTTAATCACAATCAAAAGGAACCTGAAGAAAACGGACATAAAATTGTACAAGATACACTAGAGGGAACTGATATTCTTGTAGGTCACAATATTAAATTTGATCTTACTTGGATGAGAGAGTGTAACTTTAAGTATAATGGTGACATTTTTGACACAATGGTTGCAGAGTATTTGTTATCTCGTGGTGAGAAAAAGCAACTTAGTCTAAAGGAATGTTGTGCAAGGCGTAATCTTGGCACTAAAAGGACTGATCTCATACAAGAATACTTAGATAGAGGATTATCATACCAAGACATAAACCCACAGTTGGTTCAAGAATACTGTGACGCTGATGTTGAGATAACAAAACAATTAGCCGATAGTCAGTTGTTTGATATGGAAACAACTTGGAAGGAGTATCTTTATGCTTAAAGTTGCTAAGATGAGCATGGAACTAACAGATGCTTTAATTGATATGGAGCGTGTAGGCATAAAAATATCTAATGACAATCTTAATAAAATTAAAAATGATTACCAACAACAGTATGAAACATTAAGTTTTGAACTGAGCAAGATTGTGTCAACAGTTATGGGAGACACACCAATTAATCTTGAAAGCCCTGATGATCGTAGTAGGCTTTTGTACTCAAGAAAAGTATTAGATAAGAATCAATGGAAAGAGTTGTTTAATATAGGTACGGAGTGGAGAGGTAATACTAAGAAACCGAAATACAAAACAAGAATGTCTCATAAGTCTTTTAATCATAATGTGAGGGCTTTAGCACCTGTGGAGAGAAAATCCATAGGAAGACAATGCACCGACTGTGAAGGTAAGGGTTTTTACTTCAAAACTTTAAAGTCAGGTAAACTAAGCTTAAATAAAACAAAATGTAAAAGTTGTAATGCTACTGGTATTTGTTATGATTATATTAATGAAGCGGCAGGACTAAGAATAGTACCTCGTGGAGTAGAGGATACTTGTGCGGCAGGATTTAAAACAGATAAAGAAACGTTAGATCAAATACTTCCTGAGTTAGAAGGAGTAGCTAGTGATTTTGTGAAGAAGTATGTAAAATATTCTAAGATAAGAACTTACTTAAATACTTTTGTAGATAGTTTAGACAAGTTTCAAGATGAAAACAGTTACATACATCCACAGTTTAATCAATGCATAACCGCTACAGGTAGGCTATCATCTAGTAAACCTAACTTTCAAAATATGCCTCGTGGTAATACTTTTCCTGCAAGAGAGGCTATAGTATCAAGATTTGATGGGGGCTACATACTTGAAGGTGACTACTCACAACTTGAGTTTCGTGTGGCAGGTTTCTTATCTAAAGACAAAACTATTTATGAAGAAGTAGAGAAGGGTTTTGATGTACACAGTTACACTGCATCCGTAATGGGTGTGTCAAGACAAGATGCAAAAGCCCACACGTTTAAGCCTTTGTATGGCGGTATACTTGGTACAGATAGACAAATGAAATACTACTCTGCATTTAAAGATAAGTATTCAGGAATAACCAAATGGCATGAGGATTTACAAAATGAAGCGGTCAGCACTAAAAAAGTGGTTCTACCCTCTGGTAGGGAATATGCATTTAAGTTTGCAAAGTTCACATCAAAAGGAACAGCAACAAATGCCACTGCAATTAAGAACTATCCTGTTCAGGGTTTTGCTACAGCAGACCTCTTGCCCTTGGCTCTAATTAAGTTACATAAAAACCTTAGAGAATTAAAAGATAAGGGCATTAAAAGTTTGCTAATTAACACAGTGCATGACTCTCTTGTTATGGATGTGCATCCTCAAGAGAAAAAAGAAATGATTGACTTAATGAAGGAGAGTATGTTATGTATATCTAAAGAATGTGAAAGACGTTACAACATAGTGTTCGATATGCCCATTGACATCGAACTAAAAATAGGGCAAGATTGGTTAAACCTACAGGAGATATAAAACCAATGAATGATATAGCAAAGATACAACAAAAAGACATTGATGACAACATGGCAAAAATTGCTGAGATGATTGGACAAGCAGACACATCAAACAGCAATGCAACTATGGGCTACCCAAGATTAGCCATAGAACAACAGAATGAAAACACCAGTGGAGATGTTTTACCAAAAGGTTCTTATCGTTTTAAAATGAATGGTAAGGCTTTGTATTCAAAGAATATTGAGGTAAGGCTATTTGTAAGGTACTATGGATATGATTTTTATAGTAATGAAAGACCAGAGGATTCAATACGAACAGTATTACAACCATCTCTGAGTGATGACTTTCCTGATACAGCAGGGGGCGATAGATGTGGCAAATTATCTAAAGATGATGTAGCCTCATTACCTGCAAATTCTATTGAACACGCTAGACAGAAAAACATTAAATGCACACAGGTTGTGTATGGTATGGTAACTAAAGGCACTGGCGAAAGCGTGGATAAAGAAACTGTTGATTTAAAGGACACACCATTTATTTGGTCTGCTCGTGGTTCTGCTTTCATGCCAGTAGCAAACTTCATAAGGGAAATACCAAGTAATAAAATTATGTTTAGTCAAAAAGCAAAGATGTCTACTAAACGTAATGTAAATGGTTCAGTGATTTACTACACGCCTATATTTGAGAAACCACAAACTGTAAAGGTATCTGAAACAGATATAACAATTCTAAATGAGTTTATGGAAGATATAAAAGGTTGGAATGAACGTGTAGTGAAAGATCACAACGAAAGAAAGGAAAACGTTTTACTTAGAGAAGACCTAGACGTTGCCAAGGAACTTGAGAGTGCCGCCTAGTGTCTGATACTCTTCTACAAAGAGTTCAATTCTTTTTAGAAGCGGCATCAAGGGGGGAGTCGAAAGGCATCCCCCCTAATCTCGTTGAAGAGTTTAAAGAAATGTGTGGTCACGCATTAGAAAGACAATTTAGCCGTAAACAGGATGGACCTAAAATAAGAATGTCTGGTGTAGGCAAACCAATGTGTCAACAACAGATGGGTATGCGTGATGATGTTGTAGAAGATGTAGACTACACATTAGTTATGAAGTTTCTATTTGGAGATATAATAGAAGCTATAGCGGTTACAGTTATGAAAGCGGCAGGAATAAATATAGAAGATGAACAGAAGGCTGTAAAGCTAGACATAGGCAACACAACTTTAAAAGGCACATACGATGTAAAGATTGATGGAAAAGTTTATGATATAAAGAGTGCTAGTCCCGGTGCTTTTTCTATGAAGTTTTCTGCTAATCGTGGTTACAATAACATTAAATCAGATGATGTATTTGGATATGTGCAACAAGGCTACTTGTACTCTGAAGCCGCTGATTGTGAATTTGGTGGTTGGATAGCTATTAATAAAGCTACAGGTGAGTGGGCTGTATGTAAGGCTCCTTTACTACAAGATGAAGATAGAAAAGAAGCGTTAGAAAAAAGCCACAACAACATAGTAGAAGTATTAAGCAATAAGAAGTTTAAGAAATCTTTTTCAGATACAGAAGAAGTATACAAAGATCGCAAAACTAAAGAAATAAAAAAGACAGGCAACAGATTAATGCACAGAAATTGTGGTTACTGTGGATACAAAGAATACTGTTGGCCTAAAGCAGTAATAAAACCTAAAGCTATTTCAAGAGCAGAAAACAAACCTAGAGTTTGGTACACTAAATACGTTAAGGAGAGCATAGAATGATATTGTTTGTTGAAAGATACACAGACTTTATGATAGATCAAAACCCAAATGCAAAGTTTGTATATTTTGAAACTGAGAAGGAAGATGTAGCCTCTGATTGCATACTGCAATTAAGAAGTAAGCAAAATGGTTTACCTTTAAGACATAGATTAAATATGTCTGATAAAGGTATGTGGAAGGATGAAGATTACACAAGTAAATACTTTATGGTGTCTGTAGATTTTTCTTCTATACTAGATGCTAGTAAAGCTTGTGTAACAGTAGTATATCCAATGATATCTTTCAATATTGCATTATCTAATTTAACAGATAAGTATAAAAAGCTATTTGAAAAAGAGTATTCAAAGCTAGTGGGACACAATACTATTAAAAAGGATGTGTTGATACAATGAAATTTAGATCAAGATTTGAAGCACAAGTTGCATTAGCCTTAAACAAACAAAAGATAAAGTTTGAGTTTGAACCTCACAAAATAGGATATGTCCCTCCTCCTCGTGTGTACATACCAGACTTTTACATAAAAGATTATGATTTTTATATAGAAGTAAAAGGTAGATTGTTACAAGCAGATAGAGTTAAACATTTATTGGTTAAAAAACAAAATCCAGACTTTAATGTTAAATTTTTGTTTGCTAATTCGCGTAAAAAGATATACAAAGGTTCTAAGACTAGTCATGCTGATTGGGCTGATAAACATGGTTTTGAATGGGCAGAACAAGTTCCCCCAAAGGAGTGGACCAAATGAGTAATGAAGATGATGTTTTAGAAGGGTTTACATTTAAACCCGAAGATAATGAAATACCTGAAAATATTAAAAAAAGAATAGAAGAAGAGTCCTTTGGATTACAAGAGGGTAGACTATACATAGTGCTAGATAGCACAAATGATGACAGTGTTGACGTAAGATGTTACGATACAACTTCTACTGATGATATTAGTCCTGCACACGTTATGTGTCATGGTATGCTAGAGATATTAAACAATGAACACAATTATGTTACGTCAGTGGGACATGATGTTATATTAAACTTTATGAGTGAAGCAAAGAAAGAAAATGAAGAAGCTGTAATTACAAAACAAGATTTAGGTAGTAATATTATAAACGTAAACTTTGGGAGAAAACATTGAGTAAAGAAATAGATTTAGTGGTTCATAAGAATGTAGAAGATAGAGAGAGTAGAGATAAATATATTCTTAGAAAATTAAAAGAAGAATCTGCTTTAGATAAACAAGTTGGTGGAAACCATTACAAAGATTGTGTAATACAACCTGTAGAGTTCATAGCAAAAAATGAAATCCTTTTTCTTGAAGGTAACATAATTAAGTATGCAACTAGACACGCTAAAAAAGGTGAAGGCAGAAAAGATGTAGAAAAAATTATTCATTATGCTCAACTTATTTTGGAGTTGTATTATGATAATAAATAATGCAGTGTCTATTGATCCTAAAAGAGATGATTTATTTGATGATCTAGGTAAGATAAGACTAAAAGAGTCTTATATGATGGATGGTGAAATCTCACCACAAGAGAGATTTGCGTATGTTTCAAGAACTTTTGCAACCGATGAAAACCATGCTCAGAGATTATATGATTATTCTTCGAGACATTGGTTATCGTATTCTACACCGATACTTTCCTACGGTCGTTCACGTAGGGGGCTTCCTATTTCTTGTTACCTTAATTACATTAATGATACAGCAGAAGGACTTGTGGAGAATTTAAGTGAAACAAATTGGCTTTCTATGTTGGGTGGTGGTGTTGGTGTTGGTTTTGGCATACGTTCATCTGGCGATAAATCTACAGGGGTTATGCCTCACCTCAAAATGTATGATGCATCCAGTCTTGCATACAGACAGGGTAGAACTCGTAGAGGATCATATGCCGCATATTTAGATATATCTCACCCTGATATTTTATTATTTCTTGAGATGCGTAAACCAACAGGAGATCAAAACTTTCGCTGTTTAAATATGCATCACGGCATAAATATATCAGACAGATTTATGAATTTAATTGAAAGATGCATGACTAATCCTCAAGAGGATGATAGTTGGGATTTAATTGATCCGCATAATAATAGAGTGTGTGATACTGTTTCAGCAAAAGATTTGTGGCAACGCATATTAGAAATGCGTATGCAAACAGGTGAACCATACATACATTACATAGACAAATCAAATGATGCTTTACCTCCTTGGCTAAAACAAAAAGGATTATCAGTAAATCAATCTAATCTTTGTTCAGAAATAATATTACCAACTAATAAAGATAGAACTGCTGTGTGCTGTTTGTCTTCTGTAAATTTAGAATACTTTGATGAGTGGTCTAAAGACAAACAATTTCTTCAAGATATACTAGAGATGTTAGACAATGTTTTACAAAATTTTATTGACAACGCTCCTGATACTATTCATCGTGCTCGTCATAGTGCGAAGCAAGAACGCAGTGTCGGGGTTGGAGCACTTGGATTTCACGCATACCTTCAGAGCAAGCATATACCATTTGATTGTGCGTTAGCAAAGTCTCATAATATTAGAATGTTTAAGCATATTAGAGAAGGGTTAGATGCTGCAAATAGAGGGTTGGCTTTACTTAGAGGGGAAGCACCTGATGCTACAGGCACAGGACTAAGATGCAGTCATGTTACAGCTATCGCTCCTAATGCATCTAGCTCTATTATTATGGGTAACACCTCTCCATCAATAGAACCTTGGAGAGCTAACGCATACAGACAAGATACTCTTAGTGGGTCTTTCTTAAATAAAAACAAGTTTCTTAATAAAATCATACAAGACAAATGTAATAAAGATACTAAACTAAACTATGAAAGGATATGGTCTAGTATAATTGCAAATGACGGTTCTGTTCAGCATTTAAGATGTCTTGATGCAGAAGAAAAAGAAGTATTTAAAACTGCTATGGAAATAGATCAAAGATGGGTAATAGAACACGCAGGAGACAGACAGCAATACATAGATCAAGCTCAGTCTCTTAACGTATTCTTTAGACCAGACGTAGATATTAAGTATCTACACGCTATACACTACATGGCGTGGAAAAAAGGACTAAAGACCATGTATTACTGTCGTTCAGAAAAGATTGGCAAAGCTGACAAAGTTAGTCGTAAGATTGAAAGACAGATTATAGAAGAACTAGATATGGAAGCAATTGTTTCGGGTGAAGAGTGTTTGGCCTGTGAAGGATAATGAAATGAATACAGCTAGGCTTAATCATATAGATTATTTAAAAAGAGAGATAGAGGAATTAGAAAACTTACTTGATCCTAAAACAAGTGGACAAGGTAGTATATACACTACCATTTCAACTTTGAAATGGCGAATAAAAAATTTACAAAATATGGAGAAGTAGCTAAAATGAAAAAGCATTGGTTTTGGAATAGTTATTTTATAAACAAACTATCTAGCACAACTTCAAATATTTCTTCTTTTTTATGGAGAAAACAATATTCAAAAAGGAGAAGGCACTAATGTTAGTTAAATATGTTATAACAATAATAATGTTCTTTCCAAATATAGCAGACTATGAACGTGGAAATATTTTAAATGTAACTCACTACAAAGGTAAGGTTGTTGATTTTGATTCTCAATCTAAATGTTTTTCTTATGTTACAAAACACATAGATGAACTAGTAGCCTTTGCAAGAAACTCATATAAAGATACACAAGGCTCTCAAGTAGCAGAGATTCTTTGTATGCCAAAATCAGTAGAAGAGATAGAAACATGAGCACTTTAAAATTACAAGATGAAAGAGATTACTTTAAGCCTTTTCATTATCCTTGGGCTTACGATGCATGGCTAAAACATGAACAATCGCATTGGCTTCACACTGAAGTACCCATGATAGAAGATGTAAAAGATTGGAAAGAAAGTTTATCAGTAGAAGAAAAATACTTTCTTACTAACATATTTCGTTTCTTTACTCAATCAGACATAGATGTATCTGGTGGATATGTAGAAAATTATCTACCGTACTTTCCACAGCCAGAAGTAAGAATGATGCTAACTGGTTTTTGTGCTAGAGAAGCACTTCATGTAGCAGCATATTCACACCTCATAGAATCACTTGGTATGCCAGAGAGCACATACAATGAGTTCAATGAATACGAAGCTATGAGAGATAAACATGATTTTTTCAAAGAATATATATCAAAGAAAGATATGCCTATACCATTACAGATTGCGGCTATCTCTGCATTTACAGAAGGGTTAGCACTATTCTCATCTTTTATTATGTTGTTAAACTTTCCTAGACATGGTAAGATGAAAGGCATGGGACAAATAGTTACATGGTCTATCGTGGATGAAACACAACACGCAGAAGGCATGATTAAGTTATTTAGAACTTATGTTGAAGAAAATAGAGAGATTTGGAATGATAAAACAAAATCAGATATATACAAAATTGCTAATAAGATGGTTGATCTTGAGGACAAGTTTGTTGATCTGGCGTTCAAGATGGGTACTATTGAAGGACTCACTTCTGATGAGATTAAAAGTTACATTAGGTATATAGCTGATCGTAGGCTAATAGCTATGGGCATGAAAGGCATATACAAATCAAAGACTAACCCTATACCTTGGGTTGAGACTATGATCAATGCTCCTACTCATACAAACTTCTTTGAGAACAGAGCTACGGACTATGCTAAAGGCGCATTGCAAGGAGACTGGTCTGATGTTTGGGCGAACTAAAAAACACTTACAAGATGTCAATATGACGTACTGGCAACACTTTAGATTTGTTCTTACTTGTATGCCTTATTTATTTTTTGCTACAGTATTTTTTATTGTACACGCAATAATACCGGGGTTGTTTACTAATACAGCAAGCACTATAGTGTCAGAGTTAGATTTCAAACTACTTGAAGGTAAAAAGTAATATGCAAGAATTTAACATTAGTTCTGAAATGCTCTCAGAAGCCTGTGAGATGGCATCTAAGATGGGAGCCTTACGAGGATCTCTACTACGAGGTAAAGGCAATATGTCGGGCTTTGTAGGGGAAATAGCGGTAAGGGATATTCTAAGGGCAGACCAAAAGAATACATATGATTATGATTTAGTCTTAGATGATGGTTCTACTGTAGATGTAAAAACACAAGCAGTAAATTCTGTGCCTAGAGATTACTACGAGTGTAACCTAAACCAACACAGTGTAAAACAGAATTGTAATTATTTTGCTTTTGTAAGAGTGCTATCCAATATGTCAAAGGGGTGGTATCTTGGAAAGATATCAAAAGAAAACTTTTTAGCAAAAGCTAAATTTAACCGTTCAGGTTCTATGGCTGAGTCAGGTAATTTTGTATTTAAACTAAATACATATACGCTTAGAATTAAGGACATACATAATGAGTAACCCACAAGCAACCTTGTTTAAACTAGAAGTTCTGTTAAATACTAAAGGAGAGATAGTCCTTGAAGCATCTCAGCCTCCTGATTCAAAACTAGTAGAAAAAGCATTTGATAACTGGAATTGTAACTTTGAGGAGACAAAAAAAATAGTCTCATTAGTAGAGTACCTAAGAGACTATCAAAATAATTTTATTAAAGGTGTAGAAAAGTTTATTTAGTATTTATCCATTTTGGTTCACAGTGAGCCTTAATAAAAATCTTTTGCCCTCTGCTAACTCCTTCAGTATTGTCTATCTTCTCTGCAAAGTATAGACACCTATTTAAGTCCTCAAACAAAGCAGGACGTTCTGTAGTTACTCCTGCTATAGTCCAATACATCGCAAACATCAGTGTCATTTTGTAATAGCTTTCTCATAATAAATTATTATTTCATTTTGTTGTTTTAAATAACGATCTAGTTCAGACATATTCAAAGACAGGTTTTCATAGTCTCTTACGCTAATCGCATAAAATACTGAATTACCATTTTCTTTTTCAAATACTTTTTTAAACTTATCAATATTATCTGGTGTAACCACATAAAAGTGCAGATTATTCATCTGCATAGGTTTTGGTTTACCTTGTAGAGGTATCTTTCTTTTTACTTCTACTGTCTTTACTTCTACTGGTATTATCTCCTGTAGACTGCTGCATCCTATTAGCAGACTTGCTAGGCTCAGTCCTGTTAAAATCTTCAAAGTTTTTAAGTAGTTTTTTGATAGCATTGTTTATTCTCTTTTCTATAAGCATAGGCTTTTTCATACTAAGAGCAGTAAGATCATGTTTACGTAGCTTAGTAATTAAAGTATCTTTGTATTTAGTAGCTTCAATTAATTTTGCAGTAAGATTCTTGTTTAGTCTTTCAAATCTTTCTTGATCTTCTTGAAGAACTTTAATAGTATTGTCTTGTTGTTTCTTAGCCATCTCAAGTTTTACTGTATTTTCAGTAAGGGTTTTAATTTGATTTTGTGTATTTACGTAATACTGATAACCACCATAACAAACTCCACCTACTAGAGAAACTATGGCTAATCCTGCATAAAGCTGTATCATTTCTTTTTACTCATAAAGGCAGTCGCACCAAAGTATGCAGACACACAACCTGCCATTCCAATGTAGAATAAAGAAAAAAGATCACCAAGAGCTTTTATTCTAGCGTCAGGAAAGATAGGCATAAATACTAATATAGTGAATACTATCATAGAAACCATAGCAGTCCATGCCATTCTTCTTTGTGCATCCATTTTTTCATGCTGTTCTACAGCATTAGCTATTTCTAATTCTCTGTCAGACACACACCCATCATTATCTAAATCTAGTGGGTTGTATTTACTGTCTTGTTGTAGTTTCTTTTGTTCCACAATCAAACTCTATCGTATGTATAGGACCTTCAATATTTTTTCTCCAAAAGCTAACAAAGTTATTCATTCTTGGATAAGAAGGTGCAAGATCAAAAAACTGCCACACAAACTCTTGTAAAATATGTGGGTAGTCTGGCATATGATATGTGATGCGTATCATCACAGGTTCATTTGGTATTAAGTGTGTTTTCAATTTTTTCCTTTACCTGATTAGCAGCATTGTAAACATTTGCTCCTAATACATTTATTGTGTCTAATAGCTTTTGTAATTGTTTATTGTCTGATTCATTTGGGGTAATAGCAGCAACCACTGAAAACCCTCCTATCACTGCAAACACACACACGACTAATACTATTAGTTCCATTATTCTTTCTCCTTTTTAATTCCAAATTTTTCTAGCTCAAGTTCTTTTACTTGCTTTTCAACTTTTTCTTGTTTTTTAATAGCCCCGGCCTCTGCAAGACTGATAGCTACTAAAGGCAAAAGCCTTGGGGTAATTCTTTCTAATATTTCTATATCATTAGTTTCTATTAGTTCTATCATATCGTTTACTAGTTTAGGGTCATCTAATATTTCTTTCATCATGCTTACATTTGTTTTTCTCATTTTTAATAAAGCTATTTCTGTAGCAACATAACGTGGACTTACAACACCTCTTGATATTGAGTAAACCCTAGATACAAGAGACTCAAGGGATAAACCACCGGGAGTAGTAATATTGACTCCTCCTTCACGTAAATAGTTTTTTGAGTTTCTGTTTGTAATTCTAAGAGAACCTTCTATTGCTTTTAATAATTCAAACTTATCACCTAAAACAGCTTGTAAAGCACCCTCATTCATATTTACTATGGATGAAAACCTATTTACGTCAAAGTCATATGTAATTTGACCAACATCTACTCCCTCTTTTGGCTTACCGTAGGTTGTTTGTATTATGTGTTTAATGACAGAATTACCTAATTGTTCTTTTACTTCAGATTCACTTATACCACTGTTTTTAACAATTCTACTAATAATTTCTGGTGTTCTAGTAACCGCACCGGGACTTAATACAAATGTATTAAATATGTTTTCGTTAATTTTATTAGGATCAGTAATATTTTTTTCTGGTAAAAAATTAAGAGTAGACCTTATAACATCTCTTCTAGATTTTCCCTCTTCAGCTACAGTTGCAAACTGCCTATTTACAACGGTAGTTAAACTCTTTTCAGCAAGTTCAAAACTTGCTTTAGCCTCTTTAGTTTTTGTTACTAAAGAATTATAATTAACAACTCTATCTAAATCTAAAAGTCCTTCCCTTCTTAGACGATTTAAAAACTCACTCTCAATAACATTCAAACCAGTTATAGATTTTTCTCTTGCCTGTTTACCTACCAATAATTCTTTTGAGGCAGCACCTAATATAGAACCTTTTACTCTTTTAGTTTGCTCTAAATTAGCCAGCCTGTAACTAAGCACGTTGTTTAACAGATTATTTATTGTAGTTTTTCTTTTTCCATCAATAACATATTCTTTTAATCCTGAATCATATTGACCAAAAGTTAATTTTAACTGTTTAATTAATTCCTCTGCTTCTATTGCACTACCATTTATAAATTTATCTAGTTTTATCCATTCTTGAGGATTATTTGCATATATACCAGATATTGTTTGTTCTAATTCTGCCCCTAAAGGGTTTAACTTTTTACTTCTGTAAGGTAGAATTACATCTACAATATAGTTATCTTTTGCAGCACGTAGCTCTGCACTATCACCGGGGTCTAGCTGTTCAATAAGATCATCAGAAATAGCCCTGTATTTTCCTGCTGTAATTCTATCTCCTCTCTTATAAAACTTAGATGCTTGTTTATTTAGATTAGAGGTTATTCTCATTACATCTTCAGAATCTATATTGAGTTTTAAATTAGAAGTATTTATACCTGCATCAGTAGCTATGACCTTTATAGTTGAAAAAATATCTAAATTTGTAATGTCTTTATCTTTAGGTACGTCTGCTAATATTCTGGTAGCTTTTCTCAAATCTTCAAAAGTAGCTATTTCAAAATCTTTCTCACCAACAGCTTTTTTAATTTCATCAAACATATTTGGATTACGTTTAACAAAATCTAATACAGTATCTCTTGATAAATGAGTAGCTAAGACATCTATAGCTACTTGATCTCTCTCACCCACTATTCTTCTTTTTATTCTTTCTATTAAAGTACCACCTGCAGAAGCATCGTAAGGTTGATTTGAATATAAATTTTCAAACCATTTTGTTACATCTACTTGTCTACCTTTAATAGCATTAAATAGTGTGGAAGCAGTTGATTCTCTACCCTCTTTTACTTTTTCAGCTAGTCTAACAAAATCATCTAACGCACCATCAGTATTTATAACCCCTGATCCGGCTTCAAAATATGAATTAAAGCCGCTAAGATTATTAATTTCAGTTTTTGCTCCTTCTATTCTTTTTTTAGTTAATTCTTCAGCACTTTCACCTGCTACAGCTAAAGATCGTTCTATACGTTCTTTTCCAACATCAGTAACAGGGCTTGTTACTATTAGTTCTTCTGTTATAGCTTTTCTTAATCTAGATACTTCATCAACTGACACTCCCATTTTTGCAGGATTAAATTTTGGATCGTCAATCACTGCCATTAATTCACGGAGCCTTTCATTAAACTTAACAGAAATCTCATTAAGTTCATCGTCAATCATAGTTACATTTTTTTGAAGGTTAGAAATAAAATTACTATACCTTTTATCTGTCTCTGCAAAATCTTTAGTTTCTCCTGCAAGATCATTTAATACACCTCTTAAAGAAGCTATATACTCAGATGCAAACTTTTTTCCTTCCATTAAATCATCAATATCTGTTATAGTTTTTGCTATGGATTTTGCTCCAATTGCAGATTGTTTAGCAAAAGTTTCAAGAGTTTCTTGTAGATGCATCACACCTACTAAATTCATAGCTTTACCTACTGTAGTTTCAAGAAGTTCTTCATCTACACCTGCAGCAACTAATTTTTTATTAACTCCAGTAAAATATTTAAGTTCTCCTATAGCTCTTTTATATTGATCTTCGGGAAGAGATTTTAAATAAAAAACAAGATTTTTTACGCTTTTTGTTTTTTCAGGAGATAAATCAAACTTTGATGTTAAATTTTCCAAATTTTTTACATTAATTAATTCATCAGGCAAAGCATTACCAATGTCAAATAATATAGAACTTGTAACGTTAGCCCCATATTTTATTAAACTAATACCTGCTTGAATACCAACACCTGCAGCTACTCCACCTGCCATTGCTCCACCCATAGCAAGGAGTGCTCCGGGTTCTCCTTCTTCCGCAAATAAATTAGCTGCAGTAATAGTGCCTAAAATTGCTCCTGCTTCTGTAATAGCTATATCTTTTTTAACTTTATTTATAGCTTTAAATTTTTCTTTAAGACTTCTTGGATCTTTTACTCCTTTTTCTTTATTTATTATTTTTTGTAATCTAGCTCTTTCTTGTTTTATATTTTCTAAAGACCTTTTACCTAATGCGGCTCTACCTCTACCTGCTGTTTTAAATGCCGTACCTGAAGCACCCAACAATCCAAGAGTTCTTGATATAGGGGCTTTAAGAATAGTAACTTCTGCAATGCCTCCTCGTCCAATATCTGTAATTAATAGTCCTAAAGCCTCATCAACATCCACAGATAATAATCCTTTTTCATCTATCTTTTTTAACATTTTAGGATCATTTTTATATTTTTGTTTTAATAACTCTGTTGCTCTTTTTATTTGCTTTGGACCACCTCTAAATGTAAATTTTGTAACAAGCTTTGTTGCTGCGGCAAGTTCTGGTATAGACCTTATTACTTGTTCTTGTATACTTGCTTCAGGTCGCCAAAAATTACTTATAGAATCTGCTTCTCTTGGAGATATTATATTTCCATAGTCAGATGCACGATTAATTAAACCTGCTGCAAACTCACCTTCATTTTTTAATTCAGGAGATTCTTCAAATATCTTATATCCAGTTTTTGCAAGAGCCGTAAAAATATTACCTTCATCTTTTTCCTTGTTAAAATAATCTATGTATCTTTTTTTATTAAATACTTTATTTTTTTTAGTAAAAAGACCCTCTTCAAATAATTTTGAATCAGGAACTTTAGTGGTTCCTGTTGCAAAAACCAAAGGTATATTAGCAAGACCCACTACTCCATCTACAACATCTGAACCAATAGAATACAAAGTCCTAATAGCACCAAGACCCTCTGCACCACCAAACTTTTCTCTAGTTTCTGCAATTTGTTTTGCTCTTTCTGCAGTGTCTTCAGGTGTTACATCTACAGGAAAAGGCTTTTCACCTAATTCTGGTGTTAGTTCTCTTTCACGTTTTTTTGCTGCACGTTCAAGACCTGAAGCAATATCAATTGCATCCTCTACATTTTCTTCTTTTTGAAGAATATTTTTTGGAGTAGGGTCTGGAAACATATCATCATTAAGTATTATCATTAGTTTACGTTCCCTCTATTAGCTTGTTCTTCTGCTGTGGGTCGTCTTCTCGTAGGATCGGAACGAGCCTCTAGTACTGGTACTGGCGTTTCAGTTTTACTTCCAAATAGATTTTGTATACCTCTAATAGCACTAGACGTTACTGCAAACGTAGGGCTTGCAATGCGAGCAGCAATAGATACTGGGTCTGTATTAGATTCTGATTTAGAAGTTTTATTAGTAACTTCGGTTACTTTAATACCTTCACGTTTTGTACCTGTCCAAGTTACAGGCGTTAAACCACTTTTATTTGATAAATTTATCCCTCTATTATCACTTGACAATAAATAAATATTATTATTTTCTACCGAAAATTGAAATGTAAGTTCTTTACCATAATTATCTATAATATAGTCTCGTAGTGCTCGTTTTTTCTTACCATCTAAGCTTTTCATATTAAACACTTGTCCTCCAAGTTCAACATGACCTGCAAACGTTGTATTAATAACAGTGTTAATGTTATCCTTTCCTTTTTGAAAACTTATTTTAGAAAGATCAAAACCAAGAATATTTTTCTTCCTTATTATTTCGTCTGCTCTTGCAGAAGCTGCTCCAAAATCTGCATAAGGTGTATTATTTGCTAAATTTTGAATTATTTCAGCTTTTCTTGAATTTGTTTCTGATTTAATTTCACTAAGAAGATCAACTCTATCTTTAATTCTGTAAACTTCTATTAGAGACTGTCTTAGTTTTTCCTTTTTTTGGTTTGCACTTATACCTGCTCCACCAAGCAAGTTTCTCATTATAGCTATGTCTTGGTCAGATATTGTTCTTCCACCAGTTCCTCCCTGTTTAATTGCAGCCAATTGATACAAAAGAGATATTTCAAAAACTGCAGCCCTTGCTAAAGCTAGTTCTTGCTCGTTTCTTTTACTGTCATTTAAAATCTCAACATTCTTTTTTAAACTTGCCATTTCTCTTTTATGGTTATCACCACCATTTATTTCAAAGTTTTGGTTTTTAAAGTTAAAAACATTGTTAGTTAAATTTGAAACACCTGAAGTTATTTGTTTTATAACAGCAGGAACAGCTACAAAACTTTGTAAAACGTTTTGAGCAATCCCTGAAGCAACATTTTCACCTGATTTTGTATCCAATAGATTATAATAACCTGTAAGATTTGCTATAGCTTCGCTAGTAATACCTCTCATTTCATTTGATTTTTTAGTTATTTCTCTTAACGTTTTTCCGTCTACAAACTTTGATTGAGCAATTGGAAATCCGGGTCTAGCTTTACTCTTAGTTGCATTTTGTAATCCGTAAATATCAATTAACTTATAATAATCTTGAGTAGGGCGCATAGTTTTAGTTATTGGGTCTCTTTTAAAAAATTCATATTCAGGATTTTTCATTGCCTTTAAAAAAGCTTGTGACTGTCTCTCAGTTGGTGATAGATTTTGTAAATATTTTATGGCTAAAGGTTCTTCTTTAGCAATGTCATAAAATTTATTTTCATCATCAAATTTACCTAATTTTTTATTATAAGATACACTAATTTTTTCGTATAATTCTTTAGCAAATCTTGCAGCGCTGTCTTCTGGACTCTCACCAAATGTTTTTGGTCTACCCTTACCAAAGGCTGCAGTAGCTTCTGGTAAACCGATTACAGGCTCAACTCTATTGTTGATTGGATTATTAGTAAGTGCTGCAGCGTTAAAATTTTTCATAAGTACAGAATCACTTGCACCTTTATCTTCTACACGCTTAAAAAGCATTTTTAGTTTTGGATTTATGTTGAGTGCTTTTCCAAAATAAGTTGTAAAATTTTCTATTGGTTTATCAGTTTGCTTATCATTTATAGTTTGCGTAAACTTAAATAATCCTTGATTAATACTATTACCAATAGTACTATTGATAAGCTTTGCAAAACTTTGTTTAGAACTATCGTCACTTAAAATTGAATTTACTATATCTT